TCTCCAGATTTTATTTTATTCACTGTTGGGTAGTAGTTTTTAGCTGCGTTTGAACCTGTTTCGATGTCTATTCCGGTTTCGAATCTTTCTGCTGTTGCGTAGATGTCCGGTACTTCTCCACATGGGTGTTCTCCGCATAAAAATGAAATGTAGTTATAGGCTCCGTACCTGGTTATGAGATCTAGCTCGTACATCTCTAGTAGCTCGAATAGTACTCGTACTCCTCCAGCTTTTATTCGGTTTATTATTTCAAAAGGAATAGCGCTTGCGTAGTTTCCTAGCCTCAAAATTAAGGCTGCGGGTTCGTTGTCGTACTCTTTTAGCCTCCAGACTTCCTGTACTCCGTAGTAGTTATCCTTGACTAGTATCGACATGACCTTGTCTATGGTTGGCTTGTCTCCTATTGATAGGTTGGCTATTATCCTTGTTTTAATTAAAAGCCTGTATAGCTCATCGTCTTCTCCGCTTCTAAACTGCCCGATATTTGCTCCTAGGTAGTCTAGCGTCTGACCTTCCGCCTTGTCTAGGTTTCTTGAATCTCTTATGTCTTTGAAGACTTGTACTAGATCTCCGTACCCTCCGTACAGCGTGTAGTAGAGGTCTAGGTTGTTGGGCTTTCTGAACCTTTCCGGGAGCCTTTCGTATGCTTTTTTATATAGCTCATACATAGCTGATCACTATCCTTGATGGCGCTGTCCTCGCTATGCTTGCGCTCTCTATTACTAGGCTTTCTGCTTTGTAGGTTTTCCCGTCTGGTGACAGTTCTACCTCTACGTCATCTACTCCGCCTAGGCACATCACTGCTCCTACGACTTTAGAGAAAATTACGTCTTCTCCTAGTTTTAGTCCTCTATAATTTATTCCGTCTGTATCTGCTCCGCCTATATAGTTTAGGATCGCTCTTTTTACCGCGTCGTCCCCTTTATAGTTCTCACCTTTTTTTAGTTTTAGTTTTACGTAGGTGTCTACTACTTTTGCCCTGGTGAATCCTATCTTTGTTACGACCCCTGTTTTTTTATCCTGGATACTTACATATTTATCTCCAAAGGCTTGTATACCTGCGGCCTTGTTTTGATAGATTGTCTGTGCTATTTCTTCGTCTTCTCCTCCAAACACATAGCAGGCTATGGACTTTGGCGGTATCCCGTCTATGGTTTCCATAGTGACGTTCTCTCGTACTTCGCAGTCTACTACTTTGTCTATATCTAGTAGCGCCGCTGTTATCGCGGGTACTGTGGACCCTCCGACCCTACTGTATGACTTCTTGTACCTTTCTCTAAACTCATTGTCTGTTTCTATGTCCAGTCCACCTTCGGCTTTCTCGGCGTTCTCCACCTTATTTACTCCAAAAGTCGGATTGACTATCTCGGTTATTGTTTTATCTAGGACGTTGAATTCTTTTCCCGCTCCTATTGAAACCGCAGGGATGTTTACTTTGCCTCCGGTGATTATTGCGTCCTCTATGGTCTCGAAGATCACTCCACTTTTAGTGGCCACTCTAAATCCTTTGTGGACTATTGTTTCGTCGTCTCCGTACACCGTTAAAATAACCTTACTTCTCGTCGCGGGTCGTCTGCTGATTGTCAGGTACATTCCTACGTTATCTAGAGCGGTTCCTTCCGCTGAGTTTACGAATGGCGACGTGTAGACCTCCTCCGCTAGCTCCCAGATGTAGGCTTCGTCCCAGGACAGGTTTCTTATTAGCTTACCTAGGAAAGATGTTTCCGACGTGTCGATGTTTACTCCAAATACTTTTTTGGCCCTTGCTATTCTGTCTGCTACGCACTCAGGGTATAGCTTCCTCCTAAATCCATACTTTGTTAGCCCGTATCCTGCGTTATTTATTTTCTGTACGTCCTCTATAAGGCATACTCCGTTGTCGCATTTATCCAAGGTCCACCACCTCCTTTAGCCATAGTTCCTCCTCACCTTTGTCGATAATTAAAATATCGATGTTGGCGGTTCTTTGTTTTGCGTCTCTAAATATTTTTATATTTTTCACTTCTTTTACTCTTTCGTCCTGGAGGCAGCACTCTCGTATAGCGAAGTCTATTTCCTCATCTGTGACCCCTTTTCCGGTTATGGCTGCGTAGTCTAGCCCCATTTTTATATTGAGGAACCATTCTCCTATGTTTACCGACAATCGGTTTTCTATGTTTTGGCGGAGTTCTTCTTGTCCTCCTACCATCACTAGGTCTCCGTCGACGAAAGTGTCTCCGTTAATCATTAAAAAAGTATCTTTGTACATTTTATCCACCTACGTTTACCGTTTCTTTTCCTGTGGCTATTTTATCTCCGCAGGATATAGGATCTCCTATCCGCGCCACCTGTTTGCCGTTGCAGTACACCGTCGCGCTTCCGGATGATGTTGTCCCTTCGTGGCAGTCTCCCTGGCTATTACAGTGGGTCGTCCAGGTATCTCCTACCCTGTGTACTCCCGACCCCTCAGCGAAGACGTTCGAGGATCCTTCCGGTGTTACTCGCGGCGGATAATCTGCATGCCCTGTAGACATGCTCCCTATCGTTGATATTTTCAATTAAGATCAATCCTTTCTGCCTCTACGTTGAAATGTTTAGCCTTTATATTTATGTCTCCGTCTTTTTTCACGACAATGCTTGCTGTGCTTTCTATGTTTTGTAGTACCAGGCTTCCTGTATCCTCGATTTTTAAATTCTCGGTTAGGAGCGTTATTCCTCCGATGCATACGCAGTCGGAGATGTCATGGTTTCTTTCTGTCTGGGCGCTATCTTCTCCTAGTAGTATGTTGTCGATGTCGTTGTCTACGAATAGCAGCACCACCGTGTCTCCTACCTCTAGTGGGTAGTATATTAAAAAGTCTTTGCTGCGCACTGTTGCGACCGGCACGTTGATTATTATGGCGTTGTCCTCGCTCGGCATGGGTAGTACGTCCGCCTTCATCTGGTCTGGGTAGTACTTGACTATTTTCCCTAGCTTGCAGACGTTGGTGGCTCCGGCTATGTTTTTCTTTAAATCATTAAAAAAGTTATTTGCCCTTTTGTTGGCCTGCTCTTTCATACTTCCTCCACTTCTAGCTCCGTATTGAATTCTTTTGTATGTTTGCCGCTTACCACTCTAAATATGCCGGTTATGACCCTGGATTCAATCTTGACTATGCTGTCCGTCTCTATTTTCGGGTTTAATAGGCATTTTACACTCCAGGTCTTCTTTGTTTCCTTGTTTTTCTTCTTGTCTTTTTCTTTGGCTATGTCTGCGGTTTTATCTCCGCTTTCGTCTTTATTTAGCGTAGGGCTGCCGATGAGGCCCGTCTTCTCGTTTAAAACAAAGCCTGTAGTGTAGCCTTTTTTCTGCTCTCGTATCGTGATTCTGTTTTTATTCACAAACATTTTTGATTCTGTGTCGTCCACTATCTGCGATAGGCTTTCGCTAGCTTTGCCCTTGATGGTTTTACCCAGTTTATACTCTAGGTCTTTCTTGGGTTTTATCTCTACTATTTCGTACTTCAAAGCCTCCGCTAGATCCTTCATGATTTGGCTCGCTTTGGTTCCTTCTTTGTATGTTTTGTTAAAATCCACCGTCCTCCAGGTTTTTCCTCCGTCAGTTACGGTGATTTTAGTTATCTTGTCTAGGCCCTGCCACTCGGTCTCTACTTCCTCTATTTCTCCGGTTAAAATGTTAGAGATATTTTTTAGCTCTCTATAACCTGCGTTTAAATAAAGGTAGCCGTCTCTTTTGATGTCGTTTATGGTCTCGTCACTTAGGTTGTAGATGTTTACCGTCGATACGTCTGGCTCTTTTTTATCGTTGAAAGGTACATCGAAATCTATTTCCAGTGCGTCTTCTCCGGTACTTTTAAATTTCTTTTGCCCTGCGTAGACTTCAATTTCTTGGATCCAGTACATATAAAAACACGTCCTCGTTTAGGTTGTCGTAGTCCGCCCTCTCACTTTTTCCTGTGGTGTCTAGCGGCTTGATAATTACTGTCGGTATGTCTAGATGGTCTAGGTTGTCAAATATCGGCACTCCGTATACTACTTTTACTCCGGATACTACTTCTATGTGGTCTTTCTTTAGTGAAACCGTGAAGAAGTCTCCTACCGAGTTGTAGTTTATTTCAAATTGGAAAGTGGCTCCGTTTAGCGCTATTTCGAATTCATACGGCACTTGGCTTTTATCAATATTAATGTATTTCATCGATTTAATACCTGCTTTCTTCCTGCGTTCGTCTTCTTCTTCACCTTCGTGGCTGTGGCTGCATCTTGCTTCTTGGTGTCTGGATTCTTGACGTTTACTTCAAAGGTTTCTGGCTTAGCTATTTTCACGTGCTGTAGGGTGATTGAGTAGTCAAACCCTTTAGAATTCTCTACGCTGTGGTCTGTGTTTATGCTAGTGATAACCATATTATCGAATATGTTTCTTCCTGTGTATTTTAGAAGTTTAGCGTCCTTTTGGTAACTTCTCAAAAGCGCTAGTTTGGATGCGGCGTTATTTACCATGGATCCGTCCAGTTGCAATGTGAAAGGCTTTTTCTTCATATGGTCTGAAATGTCCTCACCTTTCTCTACTGGCTTGTCTGTGACGTCTGCAGTCATCGTTGGGCTTTCTTTAACTACTGCGTCTAGTATGACGTCTTCTAGTCTGATTCTGGTAGTGTTTGCTTTTGCCATTCTATACCCCCTGTAGTTGTAACTTCTTGAAGAAATTATCCAGTTCTTGTCTTACTGCTGCGCCTATATCTTGGGCTTCACTTTCTTTTCTTTCTCCGTTGATAGAAATGTTTATCACTGGGCTTATGGAGCTTGTATTGGTTGCGCTGTTACTTATCGTTTGAGTTTTTAGTGTTGGTACAGTGTTTTTAGTTCCTCCTAGTGCTCTAAATTTCTCACTTGCGTCCGCTGTTAAAACCATTTCGTTTTTGTGTAGGTATGCCGGGTAGTTATCGTATGGCACCGCATTTAGTCCGGTTGCGTGGAAGTTTGCGTCTGCCATTGCTCCCGCTGACATTCTGGCGCTTTCTTTCTTGCCTTTTGAGAAAAACTCTATAGTCCCCTTTATAGGGTTTTTAAAAAATTCTTTTACGCTATTCCACTTGTCTGCTATCCTGTCCAGTGCTCCTACCGCTTTGTCTTTTAGGTCTTTGAAACCTTCCTTGACCAATTCTATAGGTGCTAGCAGATATCCTTTAAGTCCTCCGCCTAGCTCTTGGGCTTTAGCTTTTATTTTTCCCCAGTTTTTGTATAGCAATATTCCTGCTCCTACTACTAGACCGATTATTCCTATTGCCATTCCTAGCGGTGAACAGAAGAACCCGATTACCGCTTTTCCTACTCCTATGGCTCCGCCACTTAGAAGACCAAACCCTTTTACTAGAAGGTCGGATTTTCCTATTACAAAGCCTAGTATATTCCCGGTTTTTCCTAGCACTCCGGCTACGGTCCCTACAATCGATATCAGTGGTCCTGCTGCGACAATAATTCCCGCCCATTGCACTATGGTGTCTTTGGTGTCGTCGTCTAGGGAGTTAAATTTATCTGAAAGCCATGTTATTCCTTCTGCTAGTTTTTCGATGTATGGCGATAATTTTCCTCCTAGGTCTATTAGTGAGTTCTTGGCTTTGTTGGTGGCTTCTTTTAGTTTTTCTGCCGGTCCCATGAGTTTTTTCATGTTTTCATCGGCTACTCCGTCCGAGTTTTTTACCAGGTCTAAGAATTTCTTGTACTCGTCCGCGGTTTCTCCAATCATGAAGTTAGCCGCTTTTCCTGCGCTCATGTTTCCAAACATATCCTCTAGGGTGACTTTGTTTTCCTTGCTGTACTTGTTGATGTATTCTAGGGCGTCTCCTACGCTGTGACCTTCTTTTATTAGCTCTCTAAAGCTCTTACCAGTCATCTTTCTTAGTGCTTTGTCGGTCTTACTTCCGGTTTTCCCCATTTCTGCGATCATCGCGTTTAGTGTGGTGGTAGCTAGTTCGGCGTTCATACCTTTTGCGGTTAGTATCGCATAACTTGCTCCGACCTGCTCTAGTCCGACCCCTGCAGCTGCTGCTGTTGGGATAATTCTACCCATGGAGTTTCCTAGCTCGTCTACTGTTACCTTACCTAGGTTTTGGGTTTCTATAAGGATGTCGTGCATTTTCCCTAGCTCCGGCGCCGCTTTTCCGTAGGCGTTTTTAATGGTTGTAGAAATATCTATGGCGGTGTCCATGTTTGTGAACCCTGCCTTCATTAGTTTTATGTTTTTCTCTACAAAGCCCTTTACTTCTTTTTGGTCTACTCCGGACGACAAAGCTGTGTACATAGCTTTGGCGACTTCTTGCTGCGCTACTCCAGACATGTCGGAGATTTCTCTAACGTTTTTCTTTATTTGGTCTGCAGGAAGTACGTTCTCGTCGGTAAGGGTGGTTATTTGACGGATGGCTGAGTCTAGCCCTAGTGCTTCCTTGGCTGCTCCTCTCATCGCTAGTGATAGAGGGAGTGTAGCTAGGGTCATTTTTTTACCAAAGCTTGTTAGTGATGATCCTATGCCTGATAATTTTCTGCTTGCGGCTTGTACTTTTCCTCCAAGGTTTTGGAAGGCTACTCCGTATTTGTCTACGTTTTTTGCACCTTCCCTCATATTCTTCTTTATTTTCCCGACCGCTCCGTCTATTTTCTTTATTTCTTTACTGGCTTTGTCCTTGACTCCTAACTGCCAGTATAGCTCCCTAAGGTTTGCCATTTTCCACCTCCTCCACGTACTTGGCGTACGCTGTTACTATTTTGAAGAATTCCTCTCTATCTATCCTGTCTAGCTCCGACCAGGTCAGTACTCCGTTTGTAGTTAGTATCATTGCCGGTCTGTAGAATTCCTCATAGTATTTCTGTACTTCCTTTTCTAGTTTTTTTCCGTATCACCGTATAGAAATTCTAGGCACTCTAGTCCTAAGGTTTCTACCTCCGCTACTGTCGCGAAGTCATCTAGTTTGACTTTTGGTTGTACTACTACGTTCTCCAATAATAGCTCGTACATTTTTTCCTGGGATGCTTCTCCGTTTTTAATCCATCTATCCCTTAGCTTCAAAGCTTGTCTTACTGGTAGTGACTGTAGTGTGTAGGTTGTGTCTCCCATCTTAAATTCTTTTGTTTTTAGTTCCATGTTTTCCTCCTCAAATTTAAAAAGAGCCTATTTAAAGGCTCTTTCTATTTAAAAAATGGTATAAATACCTCGAATTCTACTTCTTCCGCTTCCTTCTGTCTGCTGTAGTCTGGCGTCTTTATTATTCGGCACTCATCGCAGGAAAGGTTCATCCCGTTATCGTTCATGTCCACCATGGTGAAGTTGAAGTCCCTGTTATCCCTTGCTAGGTCTCGTATATATGGTATATGAGGGCTTGTAGACATGAGTGGTAGTTTTGCTTTGGCGGTCTTATCGTGGTTGATGGTATAGTGTACGCTGCCGTCTACTCCTACCTTTGGTATGACGTCGTCTTCATTTTGCTCTATGGTTATTTTTCCTCCGTCTGAAAAGCCTGTTAAATATACGCCACCGACCTTTACTATGACTTTTTCTGGATCGTATGTGTAGGTTCTCTTTTCTGCCATTATCTATCCTCCTCATTGTTCACTATGTCGTAGGTTAGTATGCCGCTGATTTGTCCTGTGTGGATTGCGCCTTGGAGCATTGCTGTCCATACTACGTAGTCGTATTTTCTAAGGGCTACCTCATTGCTTGGAACGTCTTTTCTTAGTCTGTAGTCTACTCTATACTGCCCTTTTTCGACGATTCCTTGGTCTACTGCTCTAGATAGTACCTTTTCGGTTTCTCCTACAAGCATTCCTATTCCTCGGTCTGTGTATGGTATCTTGTCCTCTACAAGTGCTAGTCTTTGTAGTGCTTCTTCTAGTCTGAATCTGATCCAGTATTCTCCTAGTACCACGTCTATATATTCTCCGCTTAGCATTTTACCTTCGGTGGTTTGTAGCACTCCTAGTTTTCTAATGTAGGTGAATATATTGTTTTTGTGTAGCTCCGCTAGTTTTGTTGCGTTTATCTTAGCCTCTTTTACGCCTTGTACCGTCTTAAATTTCGCGGTTTTGCCTCCGATCTTGTATGACATGATAACCGCTAGCCCTTCGGCCACGTATGCGTCTGGGTCGTCATGGTACATGATGAAGGTGTTGTCGAAGGTTTCTCCGTATAGAGTTTTAATGTCTTCTAGGCTGTTTACTGTGGCTGCGTATACCTTATTGTTAACTTGGCATAGCTCGGATAATCCCTTTATCGTGGCCACGGTGTTGTCGGTGCAGGTTAAAAAGAAGAAGTCGCTATTTTCCTCTATTACGGTTTTAAATCCATCTACCGCTGCTCCCTTTTTCCCTACCACTGCTACTTCCTGTGGCTGTGGTTTTTGCATGAATAACCTTGTAGCTAGTTTGTAGGCTTTGGATCCTACTTCTAGGTCTTTTACGTTTTCTGCGCTTATGATTTTATAATCAAAATCTTTGGTGGTGTCAAATATTAGTATTGTACCAAATCCTCTTTCTGAAACCCCCACCGTTTTCCTTTGTATGTTTACAGGAAAGTCTAATATCATTTAAAGCCTCCTTGTATCTTATAGCTTTCTATTGTTTCTGCTCTATCTTCCATTTGATGTAGCACTCTAAATTCTACGTCAAATCCTTGTCTATACTCGTATTTCCCAGTTAGATAAACCGTTCTATCTTGTATGTCTCCTACGGTTACTACCACGTAGTTAATGTCTCCAAGTATCCGCCTACCTTTAAATCTGAACCACTCCCAGGCTCTTAGTATTGCGTCTTGGCACTCCTCCAAATCGTCTGAGTAAGCGTTAAATGACATGATGGCTTTCGGTTGGAATTCTAGGGTGTTTACTACGTCGTATTTGAAGTCTTTATCCAGTGACGGCTCGAACCTCTCTTTTAAAACTCCACCATCTCCGGTGTTTTGTCTTAGGGTGGTGAATTTATATGAGTAAAAAGGGTATTTAGGTTTTTTGCCGCTGTTATCTGTACGGACTATTAAATATCCGGTTTCTTTGTTTAGCTCTTTTACTAGGGTGTTACGAAGTAGTTTTATCATCTCTATCCGCCCTTTCTAAAATGTAGATGTATAATCCAGGATCGTAGTCTGAGTAGTCTCGCTCCGCCAGTATCTTGTATACTTTGTTGGTGCCGTTGGTTTGTAGGTTCTCGATGACTGTGCCTTTCTCTAGCTTCGTATAGCAGTATAGCTTCCTATTGTCTTCCGAGTAGGTGCCGCCTGTATCAAACTTTAAATCATCTTTATCTAGAGGCACTACCGCTGCAGGTTTTAGTACTAGCTTTATTTCTTGTCCCTCGACGTAATCTCCGCCGTTTTCTTGGTCGTAGTACCCTTCCGCCTTGATTATTGCTGTGGTGGTTCCCTTTGAATACTTGGTTACTAGTCTTTTGAAATCGTACATCATATCACCTCGTAGTCTATCGAATTGGCCAGTCTTCCTGTGTTTACAAGAGGGTTACTTTTGCCGCCTTTGTGGGCTATGGTAAAAGATGAATCTGGTGGCGACGTGACCTCTTTTACTAGGTAATTTCGTATGGTCTGAGCCACTGTTTGTCCTAGTATCTTGTAGAAGCTGTCCGCACTCATTTCTCCGTCTATGACTTTATTTAAAAAGTCCGCTCCGGTCTCTTTTACTTCGTCTCCCTTGCTATCGTAACTCGATCTTATGAAGCTTCTTTCTGGTATCTTTATGACCGATGTGTTTGGTCTTATCGATACTCCAAACGTATGTCTGAAATAGCCTCTCATCTTCGGTGTCACTGGTATTTCGCATCCAAACTCATGGACGTTTGCTATGGTTAGTATTTCTCCGCCCTCTTTTGAAAGTATGCCGACCTTTAGGCTTCTACTCTCTAGGTCTATCAATCTTTGTAGGAATTCCTCTACCTTCGAGTTATCTTCGACCGTCATTGTAGACCTTCTTTTTCTTGTTACTTACAATGAATGGGCGTCTGTATGGATCTATCCATGAGATGATGAAGTCTGGCATTCCGCTCCCGTTTGTTGGCGTTGCGTATGTTGTACTCATGTCTGATAGGCTTTCGCTTGCTATTGCGAACTGCAAAGGGTCTAGCTTGCAAAGGGTATCCAGTGCAAGCTCTATCCCTGCAGGGTATGGTTCGTTAAAGATTACGTTGCAGTAATCTTCTATCTGGGTTAGGTATAGTTTTCTTAAATCTTGGCTGTCCATGGCTATGCCGCTACAGCAGATAATTTAGCCTTGATGATGGCTTTTTTATTCTTTTCTGGAATGTATTTTCCGTACTTAGCCGCTGCCTGGATTGCTACTCCTGCGAAGTCTTCGGAGTCTAGTACTCTATAAACTTCAATACCTACTCCTGCTACTCCTACGTTGTCCGCTGCGAATATGATGTTTTCTCCCTTTTGGAAGTACTCGTCCGCTAGTGGCTCTATGATGAAGCCTTTGAACATTTTGATTTCGTTTCTGTCGATGTTTACTGTGGATCCTTTTGCTGTCGTAGCTAGGTTGTTGTCCACGATCATGTTGTATACGTCTGCGTTTACGTATGCTACTCTACCTACTCCTCTAGCTACCTTGTTATTTATGAATTCTTTGTTGGCGTCGTTAAATGCCTTGATGATGTCTTCTACTGCTAGTTTTCCTGTGAGTGTTTTTCCTGCGTTTTCTGAAAGTGCTTTTGATAGTAGCCCGTTTAATTGCTCGACCCATGCTTCCGCGTGTAGTGAGGCTCTTTCTGTGATGATTTCGTTTGCGTTGTCGTTTACTGTCATGTTGTCTACGCCTTCGTGGATTGATAGTGGCTTTTCGTACTGTACTTGAGCGTCCACTGACTTGATTTCTTTTCTTTCTCCAAATCTGTTAGATTTGCCTGTACCAGTACCGAATCCAGTGTTGGCGTCTGTTGAATAATCCTGTACTACCACGTCTGTGTCTGATACTTTTAGGTCGATGAAAGTATCTTTGTTTGTGATTCCGTCTTTTACTTGTAGGCTACCTCCAAAAGTTCTTAAAAAGTTTTGTTTTACTTCGAATATGTTTTGAAGTAGTCCTGCGTATTGTTTCGTATAGATTTTAATTGCCATGTTTAACTCCTTTTATATTTTGCTTTTAAATTTTCCCAAGGATCGAAGTCGGCGCTCCCTGTTTGTCCTCCGGGTGTTTTGCCTTTTAGTCTTTCTTCTACCTGCTTTTGGATCTCTTGGTTGAATGCTTCCTTGAAGGTTTTGATAGCTTCGTTTGTTTTCTCGGCGTTTTCCTGCATTAAAAAAGACTTAAATTGGATAGGTAGTCCTTCCTCGTTAAGTCTATCTATGGTATCTTTTTCTAGCTCATTTCTTGCGATCTGCGCCTTTAGCTCCGCTATTTCTTCCTCAGCCTTCCTTTGCTCCTCTTTTCGCCTTTCGCTTTCTGTGAGCTTGGATAGCCTTTCTGCTTCCTTCTTTTCTTCTTCTTCCCTTTGTTTCTCTTCCTCGGCTTTCTGTCTTTCTCGTGCTAGTCTTTGCTTTACTATGTTGTCTACTTCTTCCTGCGTTTTGTAGCCCTTTAGCATTTCGTCAACTTCTGCCTGCGTGTACGTCTTATCTTCCTTCGTTTCTACTTCTTCACCTGCTACCGCTTGACCTGCTTGGTCTGGGTCTGGTGAATAAAAAAATCTTTTAAATTTCATACTTCCTCCCGTTTTTCAGTCCGTCGACTTGTATTCCAGGCTTCTTTAACGTCTAGCCAGTAAAAGACTATATGTGTTTTTATTAAAACCTTTTTTATCTGCAAAGAATGCATTAAAAAAGCACCCCAAGTGCTTTTGGTGTGCTTTAAAAAATCTTATCTCCGTTTTTATACGCTTCTCTAGCTTGTCTTAATGTCATTTTGTTTGGGCCGGTTGGTCCGTCTAGGCCCTCTTTGTCTCCAGAGTTTTGGTAGCCACAATTGTCACAAATGTCGAATAATTCAACTATTTCTCCGCAGACTGGACAATAGATGTAGAGTGATCCGTCCTCCGATTCCATCCACCCGTTATCTAAATTTTTCAATTTGATCATAATAATATTCCTTCTTTCTATCGGGCTTATAAAGTGTGCTGATACTTATACCGTCTTTAGTTCTGCGTCCTATGGCGAAGTCGTTGGTTTTTATCTCGTATCTAAATCTAAAACCATTTTTATTATCAAATCCAAGTATGTCTGTACTTGTATTTTTATTTAATAAATTTCTGGCTCTATTCTTATACTCTTCTTTTGAAAGTCCTCTATATTGGTTGCCGTGATCTTTGAAGTGTTTATCAAAAAGTTTTTCTGTTTTGAATTCGGCTTCGCTATAATCATTATACCCCAAATCATCACTATTATCGACTTTTTTATACTCAATATAGCACCTACAATTTATATCCTCCGCGGCGACTCCAGTTCCTTTTGGATACATACATTTTGCTCCGCTTGGCAGTATAAATTCCTCGTCGAATTTTACGGTTACTCCCTCCATTAAAACGTGGGTATGTCTTACCGCTTTGTCTTCCATGGTTCTCCAGGTCTTTAAAAGTTTTACTTCCTTGTTGACTTCGCTCATGACTTTATCTGCTGTGTAGGCTTGTACCCTGGCTCCTTCGGTTCTAGCAATCCTCACCGTGTTTCCTATGTCTTCTCCGTACTTGGTTTTAAGGTTCTTGGCCATGGTGGTGAAAGTGTCTCCATCCTCTATGCCCTTCCTGATTATGGTGTGTACATCGTATATAAAATTGTTTCCGTAGTGGTTTATCCTTTCTGTCCAGACTCTACCTGCTACGGCTTGGTGTACTAGCTCGTCTGTATTAAAACTCCTCTTTACTGTAGGGACCTCACCAGAGGCTTCTAGCGCCTCCAGGGAGCCCTTCCACGTTTTATCGATGATTTCCTCCAAGCTGTTTTTAATTAGCTTGTCGTTGTCTCCGTATAGGCTCATTATTATCTTTGCGGTTCTCGCTTCAATTTCCTTTAACCTGTTATATTTTCTTAGGTCGTCCATGGATAGGGTTCCGCTGTTTTCGTATGACTCGTATACCTTTTCCATTTCCTTTTTAAGATTTTTATAACTCTTGGCGTAGTTCTTAACTATGCCTTTTTCTTTACTCTTGAGCAGTCTCTCGAATTTCTTTTGTAGGTCCAGGAATTCCTTGTCCATCTTCTACCTCTTTGTTGAAACTTTCGGCGTATGCGTCTTTCTCTTGCTCCTGCCTTGCTATTTCTTCCTGTATGTCGTCTATATCCCTTAGTTTTCCGTATGAGTATGTCTTTGACAATCCTGCGTCTAGGCAGGCTTTTACTGTGGTGATGTTATCTAGTTCGTTGTATGGTTTGTTATCGTTAAATACAATCGACACGTCCCTGTATGTGAAGTCTCCGGTGCTTCCTTTTAGGTTTAGTACTTTGAGTATAAGATCTATCCTTCTTTGTATTGCGCTTTTAAACTTCCTTTGCTTTGCCACTATAACTTGGTCTGTGGTGAATAGCTTGTACTTCATACTTTCTCCGCTTATGTTGGAAGCGAAGGCCTCGTCTGAAATATTAGGTACTTTCGCGAATTTGTGGATATCTCTATCAAGGCGGTTTTTATAACTTTCTGTGGCTTGGTCGTTTATCTGCTTCACGAGCCATTCTGCCGCCTGTCCTCCGTCTTTACGGTCTAGTAGTAGTATCTTATCCTCTTTTATCATTTGGAGGTCTTCCTCGTCCGCCTGTGGCATTCCTGATAGGACTAGTATTGAATCGGTAAACTCCTCAAAGTCATTGGCTGTGTCTGACTGAGCCTTGTTTATGGCGTCTATTAGAGGTATTACTCTCTCGAAGTCCCCGATGCCCTCATCGTTGTTTAAAAACTCCACTACTGGTATCTCTTGAAAGAAGTTTGTTTCTTCATCTGTCTGGGTTAGTTTTCCTCCGTCTGACGTGTAGTGCTTGATTGCTTCCTTGGTGTAGAGGGTTATGTCTATAACCTCTTTGTCTTCTATCTTTTTCTTTATAAAATATATCGCGAATAGTGGCGCCGGCTTTATGCTGTCGTCGTATACCAGTATGATATTCTCCGGCTTGACCTCATTGAAGCAGATGTTGCTTTCTTCGTCTAGGTATACTATCTCGTAGCCTCTACCCTTTATGCTAGCCATCTTGGCTAACTCCGTGTTTTCGTCTTGCTCGTCGTTTAGGTCGAATACCTCCTGCAGCTGCTCCATTATTCCTTGGTATTCCTCCGACACTGTGTAGGTGATTGGATTTCCTACAAACAGCCCTAGGAACACGTCTACTATGTAGCTTGCGTAGTCTAGCTTTAATTTATTATTACTTTTGTATTCATCCTTTTCCCTTTCGAATATCTTCGCGTAGCCTTCGTAGTATCCTTGAAGCACTTTGTATCTATCTAGGTTTTTTTCGTGGTTCTCTATTAGCTTATTTATTAGCTTGTCTGTGACCTCCGTCTCTTTTGGTAGCTGTACCATTCTTTGTAGTTTTAAATATTCTGTGATGTAACTTTCCATTTTATATCCTCAACTTTTTCTTTGAAATAGTTAGCGGCTTTCTCCGTCTGTCAAATTCTGTATATATTGCGTATCTTATGGCGTCTAGTACGTCGTCGTATTGCTTCACTGGTTCTCCAGTCTTTTCATTCCAAACATACATGTTTATCTCTTCCTTAAATCTTACTACCTTATTGTCTATGAGTAGATTTCCGGTTTTGAACCTCTTTGCCACTTCTTCTATGCCGCTCAGCACCGCCTTGTTTGCGTATACCGCCTTTATGCCGTCTCTACGTAGTCTGTCTATATGCTCCGTCCTCGCTGTGTCGCAGTAAAAGCAGATGTTTCCGTACTTTTCTTTTAGCCTCTTTGCCTCGTCACTCCAGTAGTCAATCTCTTTGTGGCGCTTTGCCACCTCCTCCACTAGAACGACTTTTCCGTCTGTGGTTTCTCCTAGTACGACTATGGCTCCGTAGTGTTCGTATCCCCAGTCTACGCCTGCGAAGTATTTTATATACTCATAGTCTTTGGCTTCTGTGTAGTGTTTTTCGTGGTCAAAGTCTGGGTATACTACGCCCTCCGCGCTTACCCATCGTCCCCATATGTCCCTATCTGTGAACATTCCTGACGGTGTAGCTGCTACTATACTCTCTACGTACTCTCGGTTTAGCTGTGTATTGTCAAACAGATTAAAATTAAAAGCTCGTATGTTTAGCTGTCCGTTACTTAGCCTTTGCCCGTCATTATCGATGTAGTCTGTCTTTACTGGGTGGGCAGGGTTTTCCGGGTTCGTATCGATGAATATTCTTGCTCCGTCGTATGAGCACCGCGATATTACTTCCTTGATGAATGTATCGTGCAGGGCCGTTCCTTCGTTTAAAAAAGCACCTGCTGCGGTGAAACCTCTCACCTTTTTCCACGAGTCCGCGTTGGCTCCGTCAAAGCAGTACACCTTGTTTCCAAATATTTCTACAGCGTTTGACTTGTCTAGCTTTAATTCCTTACCCAGTATGTTTTCTAGGTCGTCTAGGATGTTTCTCCTAATACTTGCTTGGGTGGCTCCTCCGATGATGAAGCTTACTCCCATGTTTCTATATTTCACTATGTGGTTTAAAAAAATAAAATTTAAAACAAAGGTTTTTCCCGCTCTTTTAGCTCCACTCACTACTAATATTTTGGGGTTCTCTTTTAAAAAACTAGTATAAACCTCACTTTGTTTCTTTGTAAGCATCTATAACTCCCTCTAGTAGCTCCGCCACCTTTTCTTCCTGCGTGTCTTCTCTATCTGCGTTTATTTCTGATCGTATCTTGTCTATCTTAACCCTATCTAGCTCTATCTTAGCCTCTCTAGGTTCTCCTAGACCCACCAAGTCGTTTAATTCCTTTACTGCGTTTATGAAGGCGCTACTGTTTGCCTGTCTGAATCCATTTTCTTGAATATCTATCTGGGCTTGTATTATAACCCATTTAAGCCCTTTTACTGAATCTTCGTAAGACCACAGGTTTTTCTTTCTTCGGTCCTCCGCCTTCTCTTTTTGCAGTTCCTGGTACCTCCCCAAAACCTCCCCATTTTTTAAAAGTTCGCTAGCTCTTTTATCTACGGTGGAATCCTTCCATTTTCTGCTCTTTGGGTATGCCTCTCTATATGCTTGTCTTTGCGATAATCCTGCGTTTAAATTTTGCACGAATTTCTCTCGCTTATCTGTGAGCATCACCTCACCCCTTTAAAATAGGCGCCACAGTCAAATTGTAGCGCCTTTTTTCATCTCTTTGAATATTTGTCCAGGGCGGTTTTTAATCCTTTTCTAGCCCCTTCCAGGTCCCCTGCCATTGCCTGTCCTCGTATGGTCTTTAATATATTTCTTGGTAGGGTTCGTCTATATCTTTTTAATTCAATAATAAAATCATTCATTTATCTTTACCGCCTTTTCTCCAGTAAACTCTTCCCATCTTTTTATTATTACATCACAATACTTTGGATCTAACTCCATAAGAAAACCTCGTCTTCCATTCTGCTCACAAGCCATGATAGTAGTTCCACTTCCGCCAAATATATCTAAAACTATATCTCCAGATTTTGTATTGTTTTTTATTAAATAATCAAATAGTGCTACTGGTTTCATAGTCGGATGTAGTTCGTTTCTTGTTGGTCTATCCATATTTATTACAGTAGTTTGTTTTCTATCGTTCATCCATAAATGGCTCGCTCCATCTTTCCATCCATATAAGCACGGTTCGTGTTTCCATTGGTAATCTTGCCTTCCCATTACTAGGCTGTTTTTATTCCATATCAAGCACTGCCTTACTGACCAACCTATGTCTTTACACGCACCTCTAAAGTTATAGCCTTCACTATCTGCGTGCCAAATATAAAAAGAAGCTCCAACTTTCATCGCCGAGTCTGCTGCATAAAAGGCATCCTTAAGGAATTCTCTGAATTGAGTGTCTTTCATATTGTCATTTTTTATTCTGAGTTTATCTTTAGTGGCGCCTTCATAATTTACATTGTAAGGAGGATCTGTAACTAACAGGTCGACTTGCACCCCCCCCGCTAATTTTTGAACGTCTTCTAGGCTTGTACTATCTCCACACATTAGCCTATGTCTACCAAGTTGAAATATATCTCCTTGCTTTATGTTGGTTTCTTCTTCTAACTCACAATCAAAATCATCTTCTATGACTCCTGCTTCTTCTTTTTGCAGATTGAATTCAAAACCAAAACCCTCCATGTCAAAATTCACATTTTCAAGTTCTTCTAGTTCCAAATCAAGCAAATCAAAATCCCACTCAGCTAATTCACCAACTTTATTATCAGCAAGTCTAAAAGCTTTTACTTGTTCTGGTGTTAAATCATCCGCAATAACGCAAGGTACTTCTTCAAGTTCTAGCTCTTTTGCAGCTTTCAATCTTGTATGCCCAGCAACTATTTCTCCATCTTTATCTACAATAATTGGCACTTTGAATCCGAATTCTTTGATACTATTTTTCAAAGGCTCAACGGCTATATCGTTGTTTCTCGGATTGTTCGCATAAGGTATCAAATCATTTATTTTTTTATAAATTATTTTTAATTTTTCCAATTAATACCTCCATAAATATAATAAAAGCCCGACAATCGATACTACCTAATAAGTAAAAATTTCCCAATATCATAGTAGCATACGAATTGTCAAAAAAGTTCCACTCTTTTTCCAATCTTTTAATTGCTTATCTCTTTCCCATAAAGAAACAGTGTCATCTTCTTCAGAGCAATATTTCTAATATTGTAGACCTGAGACTTCTCATAACCTAGTTTTTCACATATTGTCTGAACTCTACATGTGTTTATATAAAACATGCTTATTATTTCAGCTTCAGTTTCAGTAAGAGCTTTTAAAGCCTTTTGAATTTCTTTTACTTCGAACTCACAAAACTTCAAGTTATCTAAAAGTAAATCTTTTTCCATAATCCTATTTATCAAGACATCTTCCTGCTTAGTTGTTCCACCTTTGACAGGATCTTTGTCTGTCATCACTGGCTTAATAGATTCCATACTCTCCTGCAAATAGACAATTCTTTCTTTGAGATTATCTATAGCCTTTAATCTCTTTTCATATTTTTTAAGTCTCTCTATCATTTCTCGTTCCCAGTTCACAAATCAACCCCCACAATCTTAAAAGCATCTTCAACACTTCTAGCTACTCCATATAAAACCTTAGCTTCTTTCATCTGCTTACCAAAATTTATTTGTTCTGGACTTAATCTCCCTTTCACGTTCTTAACCTCGATGAAAAACATCTTGCCATCGCTCTTCCTGAATCCAAACAAATCTGGAAATCCTTTTGGAAGTCCTGTACTTATGAATCTATTTCCCTGCTTAAAAGTACCAACGTTCGCTCTAAATACCACACAGCGATAACTTAGAGCGCTTCTTATCTGATCTTGTATCGTCTTTTCAGGTATCGGCTTACCCGTTAAATCATATCCTGGTTTAATCGTCATTCAGTATATCCTCAAATAGCTTTCTTTTATCTTGACCTATAGACTTTCTAAGAGGTGTAACTGCTACTTCGAAAGGCTGACACATTTCAGCTATCCTATCAAAAGTCCTTGCTACTCCATCTTGCCCTGTGAGTCTTTGTTCCAGTGTCTTCAAATCTAGGTTTGTAGTAACTATTAAAGGCTTCTCTGCTCTATATCTAAAGTCTATGATTTCATAAAGCTTAGCCTTTGCCCATGAGTTTACTTCTTCAGCTCCTAAGTCGTCTATGATTAAAAGTTCTGCATCTTGTAGAGTTCTTAAAAAAGTATCTGTACCTTCTTGCCCGAAGCTCGAAAGTTCTCTTAATCTTTGTAAGATCCTTGACGAAGTAGTTGCTATAACCGATACTCCTTTGCTTAACAAGTAGTTAGCTATGCAAAAGCTTAGATAACTCTTTCCAGTACCTGGTACACCATAGATCAGCAAACCTATATTCTCATCACGCATACGATTAAACTTAGTAGCGTACTTCAAAGCCAGGTTTTTATATTTGTAATTTTCTTTAGTGATTTTAAATCTTTCAAAGGTGCAGCTTTCGAATCTCTTGTCCATAAGAGAATTAATTTTTAATCTTTTAAGTCTTTCCATTTTTTCTCGTTCTCTGTCTTCTTGGAGAAGTCTTTCCCTTTCCATGTCTTCTTCTTCGCTTAGCACTCTTACTCTAAATGCCTGACCTAATACGTATATAGTCTTAAAGTTCGAGTGGTTTATACCAGTCGTATTTGTCATCTTCCACCTCTTCTTTCTTCTCATAGTCTTTGTATTTATCTTCCAGGATTGAAGTAAAAAACTTCTTGCTAATTTTATTAAGGTTAATGTTCTCTTTTAACCAGGTGCTTTCGTTTATCTTTTCTGCAAGCAGTTTTACATTATCTACTCCATACGCTTTGATTAATTTATTTACCGATGATTGAGAGATTTTTTTGTTGAGGGTTTGCTCTAATATATTTAATATATATATCTCTATCTCATCTATATCATTGTTATCATTGTTATCATTGTTGTTTATGTCTTTCTGTTGTCTTTCTGTTGTTTTTCTGTTGTCTTTTTCCTTGTACTCGGTTTCGCTATATTCTTGTGATTGCAGTGGCTCAGATATGTCTTTTTTGATGTCTTTTTTTTGAAGGTGTTTTTCACTTTGAATATCCTGATATTTAGAATAATTTACTATGGTTATTATTGTTTTTTTCTTGGGTTCTATTTCAACTTTAATCATATTTTCGTTTTGTAGCAGCTCGAGAAAAGATTTTGTTTTTGTTCTCGACCATTTCCACCTTTTAGATAAAAATAAAATGCTCGTTATTCGCTGACCTCTTTTTACTGTTATGACTTTGCCATCAATCAAGACTTTATTATCAGCGTGATTTACAAGTAATAATAAATCTATCCAGGCTGATCTACGGTCGAAAGGTTCGTCGTTATCCCATATTAAATTTTCAAAAATCTTTCTATCGACTGCAACCCACCCTTGACTTGCCACTTAAATCACCACCCTAGCAAATTTCTACAGCTACACCTGTGAGTTCTTGCAGGCTCTTTTTAATTAATTCTGCATCGGAGTTGCGGTCTGATAGGTGCATTACGTATATCTTTTTAAGTCTTGATAAATCTGATTTCTCTAGTAGATTAATAGCTGTTTCTAGAGACATGTGATTCTTTTTGATTCTCTCTCTTAGTTTGTCATTTAAACCTGGATTGTCATTTATGGTTTCACGATCATAATTAACCTCAATCATAAAATAGTCTGGACTGAAGTTATATATTGAATATTGAGTGTCCGTGATGAATACCAATTCTTCCTTTGCTAAAATATCGCAAATTAAGAATCCTACTGGTTCTCTTGCATCGTGAACTGTTTTAAAAGGCTTAATTTTAAAGCTTCCAATTTCTAAATCTAGGTATAGGTGATATTGATTAAAAGTCTTAACCCTATGACTTTCAAGGTTTAAAGCTTCTTTTGTTCCTTTAGTCATATATAGATCCACTCCAGCCTTTATCAAATCCTTACAAGCTTTTGAGTGATCTCCATGCTCGTGACTGACCAAAACTCCATCTATATCTGTGACCTTGAAATTTAACGCTTCTTGAATTTTTTTATAAGGGATGCCGCACTCGATTAAGAGTGCAGTATCCTCATTACTTATCTTGTAGCAGTTGCCAGAACTACCACTTGCTATAATTTCAATTTTCATCTTTTAAAACCTGACATTCTATTTGAAAAGTTATCCTAGCCATAATATTTTCTACGCATGTCTTAGATACATTTTCATAAAGTCTAAGTGCACCTTCTTTATTTTCAGCTAAGATGTCACATGTTCCATCGGGGTTATCTCTTGCGTAAACCATATCAGGATTAAAGAAAATTCCTATCGCTCCACTTACTATCATTTGTCATTCCCCCTTAAAATGGTGCTTCTACTTCTTCGGCTTCTTCAGCTTCAATAACTTCGTATTCTTCAACTGGCATTTCAAGCATTGCGTTATTTGCTGTTGCTCTTAAAACTTCTCTGTCTTCCTCTTCTTTAATGGCTTTTTGGAACTCAGTTGTTAAAACTCCGTACTTGCTCAAAAGCCTTTTAAGCACTGTCTTTTGTGCCATTTCGTCAAACTGATTCTTCCAAGGACTGTATTCACTGCCATATGCTTGAGAGTATCTTTTAGCATACTCTGTAACTTGGGCTTTTGTCATAAAAAGCGCTTTTTCGTATCCGTTTAAAAGTTGGAAGTATGCAAAGTATCCGACAACCTTATCAGATTTAGGATCTCCAATAATTTCAAAGGTGCCTCTTAAATAATCTTTTTTGAGTTCCATGCCTTCATACATAATTCCAGCGTTTAAAGCTTTATACTGTCCGCTTCGTTGAGCCATTTGGATATAGCCTTTATAGCCGATTATGAATTGAGGTGTTAACTTACCTTTCTTTTTAAAAGGAACAATGTAGGCATATCCAAGTATTTTATTTATAGTCAATTTAAGAGTCGCCGCCTTTAAAGCTTCCATCGCTACTTCTTTAGGGTCACACTCTTGTAAATAGCTATCGCCATTGTATAGGTCAATAAGTGATGCTAAGAATCTGTCTTTGTTTTCTTTAAGTGCATCTTCAAATAGATTTTGCATACCTTGATTTGCAAGTAGGTTCTTCATTTGGTTTACTGGACTTAGAGTCCTTTGCTCTTGTTTTTGTATATTTGTCATTTATATTTCCTCCTTAAAATGGTATATCGTCGCTGTTTTCTACTGGATAATAATTCTCTTGTGAATTACTGTTTTGGTAATTTCCGCTATTGTTATTTCCGCCACTGCTACCTATGAAAGTAATTCCTGTAATTAAAACGTCCGTTGTATAGATCCTTTGACCGTCTTTTTCATAGCTTCCTGTTTGGATCTTTCCCTCTACTCCTATTTGACTTCCTTTGTTGAAATAGTTGGCTATTAATTCAGCGGTCTTATTAAATGCTACGCAAGAGATGAAATCAGCGGTCGGTTGGTTGTTTGCCTGCGCTTCGCTTTTCTTATCTCTACTTAGCTTTCTGTCTACTGCTACTGTTATTCTAGTTACTCCTACACCTGATGGACTGTATCTAAGTTCTGGGTCTCTGGTGAGTCTACCTATTAAATTAACTACGTTCATTTCATTTGCTCCATTCTTCTAATTCTTCTAAAACTTCTTTAGGCAAGTTTAAAACAACCTGCTTATACTTATCGCCTGCTAATGTTGTTACTTCTTTTGCCTTGTCCGCTAGTATGCAAATACTGGCAAAGAATGCCCTTTGTTTCTTATATTTCTTTGAGTTACTTTGTTCAGCTTTTTGTCCTTCGAAATATCCATTAAGATAGGCGGTGGCTATCTGCTCATCAATCTCTTCACAGTTAGGATCTCTCATTCCTCTACCTCTTTCCAATTCCAGTCTAAAAAGTCTAAAATATAATCAAGCAAATAGTTATCTATTTCATCATTCGTCATTCCGTCCTCAATTTTTAAGGTATCTTTTTCAAAATCTAGATGTGCTATAATTTCTACTTTCATCTTTCACCTCAACAATTCCTCTGTATTCGTATGTTGTCAAATATCCTGTGTTAGTTCTCTTTTTTTCTTCAAGGAATTTTTCTGCTTTTTCTTTACTGTCAAAATAAAATTTGTTTTCAGGGTATGTGTCAAAATATTTAATAACTAAATGTTTTTTCATTCATCGTCTCCTAATTTTTCTAAAATCTCTTTATAATGTTCAATAGCATTAGATGACAAGCCATTTGTATTCATTAAAAAATCTTCTTCACTTACAGTCTCCAAGCCTCGTAAATAATAACAATCTATCAACAATTCCTCTGGCTCGTCTAGTTCATGCCATCTTAATCTGTGTAAAAACCTATCTTTACCTCGGTTTAGATATAAAACTAGACCTGGTTTATTTCCTAATTCTGGTATATTTGTCCACTCAAACCCTAACTTCAATAATTTTTCTTTTGTTAATTTCATTCTTCTTCGTCCTCCTCAAATACATCTATTTGACTACTTTTTACTTCTTGTAAAACTGGCTGTCCGTCCTCATCTAACACCAATTCCTTATTCTTGTAACTAAAGCCGCCATCTACGTTAGATTTTTTCTGTAAAACAGTATTTACTTTGAATAAAACTACTGGCTTTTTATATAACTGTTCGTTTTTGTAATCGGCATCAAATCTGATTTTAATCTTTAAGTTAATATCTCCTACTTCAAATTCCTTAGATGCTAATTTCTTGACTACATGTTCTATTGAAGCGTTTAAATTAATCTTTAATTCGTCAAACTCTTCAGAATATAAATTTATTTTTTTCATTTTTACCTCTCAAATATTTCTGGATAAAACCTGCTTCCATACTTTAAAATTTTTTCTATGTCTTCTTTTTCATCTTGTCCATAACCTGTGCCAATGTAGTATTTAATTTCAAAGCCTGTGTCGACCTTTACAATTCCGATGGTTCCGTTGTACCACCAAGCATTTAAAACTTTAATCAATCCTAAGCTCCTTATCTTTACTAACTACTAGCCTTACTAACTGTGCTTCTGTCTTAATTAATTCATTGATACTTTCAGCGTTGTCTATGAAGATTGGTACTTGAATATCTAGCTTTTCTGATATTGCGTTTATCACGTCTAAGCCTGCGTTGATTTTACCTGCACTATTTAAATCACTGTAAGGTACACCATCTAGTGTCACTTCGCAGGTTTCAGTTATTCCGCCATTTATTTGTTGCTCAAATAATTTTATTTTTACGTTGTAAAAAGCAGCGTTTATTTTATCGCTTACTAAATCTACATAAGTCTTTGTATATTCTTCACAAAGATAAATAATCTCTTGTTGTTCTTCATAGGACTTAGCAAGGTCTTTTTCTTGTTTCTCAAGTTCTTTGATTCTTTCGTCTAGTTTTTCATTTTGTCCTTGTAAAGATAACTTTTTGTTTAATTCATCTAGCTCTTTTGTAAGTTCTTCTTTTTTCTTGATAAGTTCTGTCTTATCTCCTGTACTTAGATTTGAAAGTTTTTCTTTTAAAGCATTGATTTCACCGTCTAGTGCTTTTATCTTTGCTTCATCGAGTTTAATCTCTTCAAGAAGGTCATATTTTTTGGCTCTTAATTCTTCAATTCTCTTCTTATAGTCTTCAATCCTTGCTTTTATCTTTTCAACTTCTTTTTCGATGTTTTCTAATTTCTTTGACTTATCCAGGTTAAACTTAGCGATGATTTCATCGATTTGATGTTCTTCTAAATCATGACCACAGGTCGGACATTTAAAATCACCCTCGTATTTTGAAGAGTTAGTTTTCACCCATTCAACCCTGTAGTTGTCTATGTTTTCTGCAAGTCTAGCGACTGTGTCATTTATTTCTTGTAATTCCTTTTCGTCTTTTTCTTTTTCGTCTAATATGTTTTTATTTTTTGAAGCTATTTTGTGGTTTTCGATTTCAAAATTAGTTTTGATCTTTGATTTTTCTTGTTCAAGTTCGCTAATTTTTGAGGTGATCTCTTTGATTTCTTCGCTTGAAGTTGATACATCTGCAAGCTTCTCGTCTATCTCTTTAATTGCTGGTAAGACGAAGTTTTTCCTAAATTCCAAAGAATCAAAGTCAATTTCTCCGACTTTAGATTTTTCAAGCTCATCTATACGAGCAGGTATGCTCTCAATGTCTTTATTTATTTTCTTTGCACTGTCTTTTGCCATAGCCTTGATTTCGTCTATAGTGTACTTGTCTAAAGGTAATTTCTTTAAATCTTCATTTTCCTTTAAAACTTCATCTTTGCCGATGTCTTCAATCAGTCCTAGAACTATGCTTCTACGTTTGTTCTTGTCCAGGATTTGATTGAAGTAAATAGGATTTGAAAGTAGATTGAAGTTCTCTTCGTCAATAACTGTAGCTAGTCTATCGGTGTACTCTTTTTTCTTCACTGGTACAGCGTTCATGTAGTAGTCGGTAGTATGTCCTGTAAACTCCGCTTGTGTGGATCCTCTTTTCTTAGTCCAGATTTCTTTGTAAATTTTCTTTAAAGTGATTTCTTCTTCGTCAAATTCTAGCGTTCCCTCAACCATAGATTCTAGGTTGTGGATCTCTTCTCCGTCCTTGTCATAAGGTTTGATTGAGAAGTCCCTGCGGTTTAAACTATCCTTATCCCAGAGTAACCATGTGTATGCGTCGAATATTGTTGTCTTACCTTTTCCGTTGTCCGCTAAAATATTTGTTACATCGTCTTTAAAGTCAATTTCAAGGCTTTTAATTCCTTTAAAGTTTTCTATTTTTAATTGTTTTAATTTGATTCGCATTCTAAACCTCCGCAAAAGACGTCTTTAAAGGCTTCTATGTCTCTTAACATGATTTCTGTGAGATAAGTTACAAATGGATCTTTAATATTTTCTCCGTCATAATAGTTTTTAGACAAAATGCTTTTTAAAGAGTTTTCTTTAATGCTTGCATTTAAAACCATTCTTAAATCGTCTTCTATTTTTCTTCTCTCTTCGTAAGTTTGAGCTTCTTCATATCTTTCAAAAAGCATTCCGTCAGATGCTTTAAAACATTCTATTTTTTTCATTTTTCTTCTCCTTTATGATATACTAAGAGCAAATATTAATTTATTTTAAGTCCTTGAGTTTTAGTCGACCGGGGACTTTTTTCTTTGCTCTCTTTCATCTTCTAACTCCTTTTCTCTTTCTTTGCCATCTATATCGGCTCACATGATACGTAGAAGATCGCGAGGATCGCTAAGACCCCGATGATAAATCTCGTGATACCATTCAAGGCTCTCCAGAATGGAGCATTAAAATTTATAATGGTCTTTCCATCTTTA